TTCCTTCCACAACAAGGATGAGCAAAGTTCTCATGTTGGTGCTAAGAGAATAGTTGAGAAGATACTAAAACTTGAGTACGCACTTGAGAAATCAAAGCACTGTGCTGGGGATCCAACAATCTCGCCAAACTTATCTGAGTACAAAGCACATGATTTCTCAATCCCTATAATCAAGTTTGGGTCTGAACTTGCTCGTGATAGGATTATCAGAACATCAGGTAAAACTATTGATGATATTGTGTTAGGTAACTGGCTCCGGACACACATTGATGATCTTGCAACAACAAAAGCCTCGACTGTTTCGGTTCACACTGAGCCTATCTCTTGCGAAGAAGATATTGATGATCTAGGCAAAAGGATGAAGTGTTTTGAGCAAGTGCTACGTAGAGAGTTCACTAGCCACAAGTTGATTGAGAATTTGCCAGACTTAGTAGCCAAAGCTTTCGATTTAGATTACCACATATGCGTGCAAATGTTTAAGAAGCCTCAGTTGACTGGTGTTAGAGAGATCTTAATCTTAGATTTTGTATCTAGATGTTTGGTTAGAATACTGGAAGACGCATCAAGATCTCTTTGTTCTGAACATATCATGGAAATGCTTACCAAACCAGAACTCAAGACGCAAATATTAGCTCAGCATGCTAGAGAAGTCAAAGCAAAGCCAACATTCAGGAAAACAATGACAATAAGAGCGTCTTTGGATAAGAGCAACTGGTGCCAAATGTTTGTCAATAAAGCTTTCTACACCATGCTTGACACAATAAGCCCTGAGTACTCAGACCTGTATGCGTTCATTTTCAACATGCACACAAATAAGATTATTGAATTACCAGTCGAACTTGTAGAATCATTTTACAAAAACCCTGACAGCGATCTCAGTCATTATGAAGTTGACAAGTTGAAGAAAGAGTTTTTAGGAGATGCTGAGCCAAACTTATCAGGCTTACATCTGCCTTATATAAAGAACAAGAGCAATATGATGCAAGGCATAATCCATTACACATCATCATTACTTCATGTTGCAGCACTAGAGGTTCTTAAGTACTACTGTGACAACATAGCAAGGAAGTTAGGACTAGAAATGGTTTTCACAGCAATAGCATCATCAGATGATTCTGGAATCGTTGTCACAGTTATGTCAGATGATGATGATGCAGTGAAAAGATTCCGCATCTTCAAGAGATCGATGGAATCACATATGAAAGCAACTGATGCTGCGTTCTGCATGCAGACATCATTGCAAAAGAGTGTCATAACAACAGCTCCTATTTTTGAATTCAATAGTCTATTCTATTCTGGTAACAATGTGGTTCCAGCAACAGTTAAAT